TTTTAGCTATTTGTGCGCCTGCTAGCTCAGCATCTTCTTCACCTTCTATAAAATGTGCTAAAGTTGCAAACCATTGGTCTACTTCTATTGAGTTTCCATCATAATCATCTATAGTATCTTCAGTATCTAACGCTGTAATATCAGTTAACTCATCTGCTGTTCCACCAACAGTAGGTTTTGAATAAGCAGAAGATGATGAACCTGTTGAGCTAGTACCAGCTGCATCTGTTGGTCCAGCAGTAATAGCATCTTGTGCAGCAGATACTGCATCACCTATAGTAGCATTTGAATAACTAATAGTAGGATTACTTGGTGTACTTGGTACTGCAATATCGCTTAAAACCAATACAGGTTCTGAAGGCATAGAATCTTTAACTCTTGCCATTAAATACTGACATGCTTTAGCGCAAGCACCTAAAACAACTATATCTTCAATACTATCAGGAAAAGGGTCTACTGGACTATCTGTTATATTTGAAGCACTTGCTAATACAGTCGGAAATGTAACACTTTCAACTTTAAAAGCATTTGGACTAGCTGCTGGAGCAGGAAATACATGAATAGAACTATTTTTAATTATATATACTGGAGATTCAACGCTAGCAGCAAACATGCTTGAAGAGTCCTGTACTTTTCTAAAGTATGATGCAGGAAGTTCTCTACACTCTACATATTCTCCATCTGTTCCACGCTCTCTTATAACGCTTACAATTCTATGATTTGCAATATTTGTAGATGCATTTGTAATATCTCCAGATTCTTGTGTAAATGATTTAACTTTATTATCTGGTAATGCTCTTATAACTTCTGCTGCTGTATCTGTAAGTGCATCACCTAAAAAGGTGTCATCACCGACAGAGCCAACATAATCTTCTATTCTTACTTTAAATGTACTCATTATAAAATAAAATCCTGTAATGGTGGTGGAATAATGTCTGGTTTAGCTTCTTTTGCATTTCTTGTTTCAATAAATTCTTTTTCTATTTTTTCTGCAATACCATAATGCCCACTACCAATTTGTAGTTGCCCATCTAGCATTAAAAAATGTGCTAGCGAATAATGTACGCATGCAGGTATAAGTTGTTCAGGTAAATCAACACCATCTGTTACTGCATTTTTAGGCATTGGGTTTGAATAGTAATATACTTTTAATTCACTACCTGTATCTGGAGTTTTTGTTAATGTAAGTTTTATACCTTTTAATGTCCATGTTCCACCACTAGAATATGCTGTTGAATAAGCAAGACCTTTTACTGGTATAGAAAATGTATTTCCATTTACTACTGTAATTTTGTGAACCACATCATTAACTTCACTTTTTGCACCTGTTCCAGATAGTAGACCAACAACGCCAGATATTTTCACTTTATCTCCTGTTTCAAGTCCATGAGAACTACTTGTAACTACGATTGGATTGGCACTAGTAGCTGCTGTAATAGTACCTGTGCTAGCATCTTCTTCACTTATAAAATATCCAATATTTTGAATTGCAGCTTCATCAGTTCCTTCAGCATATCTTTTTTCACTTACAAAAGGAATTATTGTGCTATCATTATTGCCAATCATGCTAACTTTATAAATTCTCATGCTAGCATCTTCGTTGCTTAGTGTGTATGTATTTGTTGTTGTAGTTGAAAAAGATTGTGAGTTTCTTTTCCTTACAGCTCTTGCTCCAACCTCTTGAACTTTATTGTCAAAAAATTGTGCTAGCAAAGGCTCTGTTACTGGAAAACCTAATGCTGATTTAACTAAACCAGCTTCAACCATTTCATATGCTTCTTGATATCTCACTATGCTTTCCTTCTTCTAATTCCTTTAACATGCTTTTGTGACTTTGGTGGTGATTTAGTACTACCACCTTTTCCAGCCCAAAAAACTTTATTTGCCCAAAATGCAGCTGAAGATTTTCCTTTAGCAATATTTTTACCATGTCGAGCTTTAAAACTTTTTCTAGCTTCTGGGCTATAATTATGCCCCATACCTTGTGCGCCAAAACGAATTATTTTAACTTTACCATTTACTCTGACAGCAACCACAGCTTTTTTAGTTTTGTGATTAGGTGTCCTTTTAGGAGTATTTAATTTACTTAAACCTACCCGTTTAAGTCTTGCTTTTTCTGCTGGTGTCATATCTTATAATTACGGGGGGCATAAAGCCCCCCATAATCCTATTTAAACAAGCTTCATGATTGCATGAGTTTGTTCCTGACGAATCTCAGGACCTAGCTCAACTAACCATTCATCTGTTTGACCATCACTACCATCTTGCACAATATCTCTGCGAAGCTGGAAATCAGATTCGGCTAAGACACGAGCGTCAAAGTTAGCAAAGTCAATTGCAACAGCGTAGTCTTCATAAGCACCTCTTAACATTGGGTGAGGAACAAAATTTAATGTTCCAACAGGACCCATGTAAGACATAACTCGTAAACCTGCTTTTTCTTCTTCGCCCATCATAGCATTCATATTGCTTGAAGAATCAGCACGAACCATTGCTGTCAATTTTAACAACCACTTGTTAGATGCAAAAACAGTTTTTTCCATTGAACCATCCATAGTATCTTGGAAAATATGTTCTATAACAGCATCAAACTGTGCTTGTGTACCACTACTATTATCAAACTGTAATGAAGAATCAACATCTGCATTATTAGTTTGAATAACACCAGCGCTTCCACCAACCCCTAAACCTGCAAAGGTTCTTTGTGGATTAGCAGAACTTGCATCTAGGCTTTTAGCACCATTAAAAAGCATAGCGTATTCAACGTTAGCTTTTATCTGTGCTAGCTTTCTAGCTTGCAATCTTGCTAGTTCTGGACCACCATACTGCTCAGAAACTCTAGCAGTACGAGTGATTGTATAAGGTTCACGGAAGATTTGAGTGCAATTACTCAATCTACGAACCTTTTTACGAGTTTCAGAACCAACAGCTGCACCTTCAGCGTAAGTACCATTACCACCAGCAACTGCAAATTCGTTATCATCAAGAAAAGCTGTTTCAGCTTGAAATAAACCTTGTGATGCGTAATTTGCTGTGGTACCGTATTGACCAGCAGTTGCTACATATGTTAAAGTAAGAATACCTGAAGCATCAGCAGTAATTAAGTCACTACCATCAGCACATTGCTCAACTTGATAAACAGTTGAATCACTTGATTTGATGTGAAGACCAACAAACTGAACATGCTTATCAGTAGGTGATGATAAATTTACACCTTTACCAATAGCTACACATAAAAAATGCGTTACTGCTGTTTGTAAAGCTGCTGAACCACCTGCTACAGATGCTGAATAAATTGCTCCAACTTCAAACATTTCCATTTGAGCTTGTCTGCGAAATTTAACAACTGTGTGATGTCCATTAATTCCACCAGTTGCTGTATCAGCAACATCGGTACTTGTTATAGGAGTTTTAACGCTCCTCTTTATAAAGTATTCGTCTTCCATCCATTCAAAAATCGGCACGGGTGTTTGAACAGCCCCAGCACGACCTGAAATAGATAGCAAAGGTGTTACGGATTCATTGTAATAATAAATCTTTGGACCTAATTCGAGTACTTGTCTTTGTGTTCCGTCAGAAAACTGCGTTGCAGTTCCTGCTCCATAAGTAGACATTTGTCATACTCCTTTATTTTAAGGTTATTTGCTAAATTGCATAATCCCCTTCATAAAGCCATCTAATTCTTTTTCTTCAGGTTTCTTAACAGGAGTAGGCTTACCTTCAATAGCAGCGCCACTTTGAACTTTTTCCATCTCGAGAACCTTCGTTGAATCTTCTTTCTTTTTTTCTGAAGGTGAATTTGCATTTTCTTCTTTTTCATTTAGAACCTTCCACACCTTAACCATATTAGAAGTTGTTACATTGTCAGGACTTTTCATAAAACCATAAAATGATTGTATTTCTTCATCTGACATACCAAGTGATTTAAGTTCGTTAATTTCAGCTTGTCTAGCTTTTTTAACGTTATCTTCTGCACGAACTCCTTCGAAATGTTGCATAGCTTTTTTTGCACCTTGGTCAATTAACCATTGGTCATATTCCTGCCTCCAGACTTGGGAAGAAGAACCATCGTTTGCTTCTTCAAGTATATCATAATCTTCTGGTTTTTGAGGAGGACCACTAGCTTCTTGCTTTGCTGCTTCCTCTTGTAATTTTTCAACTACATTAGGATTCTTTTTTAGCCAGTCATCTATTATTTCTAGTTTTTCGTACTTTGTACTCTTATCACGAAGTTCGACTTCTGCTTTATCTTTTGCGCTCTGAATATTCTTATACGCATCAGCAAGTTTTTTCTTACCTTCTTCACTATCTTCAAACTTGTTATCAATAAGCCATTTTTTAACTTCTTCTACAGCTTCTTCTTCTTTTTGAGTTATTTCTTCAGATTTTTCTTCTGAAAGCTCAACAGATTCTTCTGTGTTTGATTCTATTTCATTTTCCACTTTTACTTCTTCAGAGCTTTCTGGGGGTACATTAAAATCATTTAACATATCCATTAAGTTATCTTTATTAGTATCTTGTGTACTTGTCGTATTTTCAGCCATTCGATGCTCCTTATTTTATGGTTATCCTAATCCCATTTGTTCGTCAAAAGGGTTAGGAGCCTGATTTTCTGAGTTAACCGTGCTTCTAATGTCAGCTAAATCAATAGCTGTTTGGTCTGTCATTTCTTTTTGCTTTCTTTCCTCGTTTTTTGCTGTCGCCCTCAAGTTGCTTACTGCCTGTTGTACAGGCTTAGTTGCTTCAGAAACCTCTGCTCTCATTTTGCTATGGAACAATTCTCTATCTCTAGTTTGCAAATCGCCAGATAATGCTTTTACTTGTTGAGATAGTTGTTGGTTCTGCGCTCTTAATTGTTCTATTTCACTCATTCTTGCCATTAGGGATGGTTTGTCTACATCTCCTTGTAAGCCCATAATTACCTGTGTTTTGTCATATATACCTGCTTGTAATAATTGTATATCCCTAGACAAATCAGCAGTTGGACTTTTTGAACGAGTGCTACCAATTACTACATGAATATCTACTTCAGCAGTTGTTACATCATACATTCTTTCAATAGCTAATGTATAATCATTAATAACTGGTACATTAATTTTTAATTCTTTTTCTATTCCAATAGGATTTACTACCCTTAATACTCTTTCTTTATCATACACATAAGGTACATATTTTGATACAATTTTACCAACATGTGTTAACATATCATACACAGGTAATATCTTCCAATTTTGTTTTCTTGAAGATGCTTCATCCATAATTCTAGCTTCGCCAAACGTACCTACTGCACCAGAAGGATTCCCTTGTTGGAATTTGTAAGCACCAAATACAGTTTCTATATCTGTTTCATAACGTTGCTTTTCTACATAAAGTTGGGAACTTATTGCAGGTGGAGATAGTTCTTTTATTTTACCTTCACGGAGCGCTGAAGGATTTGCTCTAATAATCGCATTAGGAACAAACCATTTTTCTAATTCTTCTGGGTCAATCGCACCATCCTCATAAATTAATTTAAAGCTAGCTGTACTAGTAGCGTGAGAAATAAGCAATGCCTCAGTTCTATTTAACATTCTTTGTGGAGTTTTTGCATGCCTTACGTCACCAGCAGGATAGGGATTGCCATTATGCTCATTACAAGCAGGAACAATAGGATAATCTTCTAATGGTAAAACAATATCATATATTAGTGCATCACCAATTACAAAAGTTTCTCTAACTCTTGTAACATAAATTTTTTCTTCTTCAACTTGATTTTCTTTTATATAGGCTTTATAACGTTCAGAATTTTTAAATTCATCAAATTCTTTTTTGTTAAAACTTTTTTGTCTGCTTGTTAGCTTATCTGTTAATAATACTTGCTCTTCATTTACCTTTGACCAACGTATATACCTTCTAACTTTTGGTTGCCCGTCATCATTAACATCTGTTCTACGAATAATTTCATCTCGATTATATTTAGCAGTAGCGTATTCATCATCTCTATAATCTTCGTTTGCGTCTTCAATTTCTTGAGCATGCTCTGGAAACATAACCTTCATAGCATCTTTAGTGCTAACATCTGAAAGCATAATAGATGCTGCATCTCTAAAGAATGGGTCAGTTGAGTTAGGGTCAACGTATATATTTTCTGGAGCAACTCTTTTTATCTTTATGCCACCCCTGCCTTGTTCTGCTTGCCAATCAGGATATACATACATATATCCCATTCCTTTTACAGTATAATCTTTTACAATACTTCTAAAATGTCTATCACCATCAGAATCGCTCCATATTTTATCTAAAAGTTTATTGTAAACAAATGCTACTTCCGAATCTGTTTTGCCTACAGGTCTTACATCCCATTCAGGACTAGAGCCTGCAACATTTGATAAAACCTGTTCAACAGCAGGTCGTATTTTATTATTTGCTTCAGGAGGTTGCCCGACACCTATTAAATAATCTTTTTGCGATTGGGTAAGCTGTATACCTAAATAAAATTCTTCATCCTCTGCCATTTGAAATTTATGTTCTTCAGCAGAAGATTGATACAGGATATACTCATTATTTATGTCAGACGCAGAAATTTCGTCAAGTTTGATATTTTTTAAACTTATCATACTACCACATATTAGTTAATAATTTGAATATTATGCAAATATAGTTTTTCCAGTTTGCCAATCAATTCCACGAAATGTAGAACGACTTCTATACTCTGCCCCATCGTCATCGTAACCATGTCTAGGTGCATAAATATCATCAATAGCCCATCGTAATGCATCTAGTGTGTCTTTTTTAAAACTACCATGCTCTTTAAAATTAAGTAATTCTTGTTCTAGCTCCCAATGGGTATCTTTTATTTGCATAGCATTGCTAGCAAAGTAGGGCTGAAGCTGTTTAATTCTATAATATTTGCTTTTAATTGCTTTTTTAGGGTTAATGTTGTAAAACTTTCCAGTTCTTTTCGATTCACGCATCATATAATCTGATAACATTACATGACCAGTTTCTTCTATATTAATAAGCTTTGGTTTATAATGTTCCATCATTTCAAATAATTTATCAGCTAAATCCATTGGAGCCATTTGACCTCTATGGTAATCAATAACATAAACATTATTTTCAGCATCTACAGCAATTACCATAATAACAGAAAAGTCTGCTTTTACATTTTCACTTGAAGCAGGGTCAACACCCATAAAAACATTTACAGGTATTTCCCATATCTCATCTTCAACTTGTTGGACAATAACAGAAAAGTCATTATTGTTTCTAAAGTGTCCATCCCAATAATTAATGTTTTCTTTTTTAAATACACGAAAACTATCATCCATAGGAATATTTTGATACTCTTGATAAAAATATGCTACATCACCTTCGGATACAAGTCTATCTCTTTCAGCTATAAGCCAATCATAAGGTCTATAAGATTCCCATAAAACCTTAGGTTTACCTTTTTTATCCAATACTTCCTTACCACTTGCAGAAAAATGCCCAGCATCATTCTCTTGTAAAATTGCTTGATAGAACAATGTATCCCATCCTTTAATCTTACGCTTACCATTTCTATCGTAAGCAAGTGGACCAGCTATACGATTAAGGTATGACTCTTCATCTACAATTGTACCAATAAATATTAATTTAGAATCACCTGAACCTGCAATAACAGCACCATTTAGCCATGAACGAAATTGGTCACGCAATGTTTGCGTTGCTGTATTGCGCTCACCTTCACCATCATCTATAACAGTTAAGGTTGGGCGATATGCTCCATACTTTAAACCACGCACTTTTTGCCCTGTACCACGAATTAGTACTTTACAAAAACTATTTGGTACCCCATTTTCATCAAAGTCTGCAATAAATTCTTTTTCTTCTTTACCCCAATTACGACCTTTTCTGTCGCCAAAGAAATAACGCAGCTTTTCATTAAACTCTATCTCATTGCCAATGGTTTCTAAATAAAACTTAGATTGTTTTTCTGATTCTGAAATAAGCAAAATAAATTTTTCTTCACCAAATAAAATACGATGCAATGGATAAATTAAATTTATCAAAGTAGACTTTGCATGACCACGGGGTGCAACTACAGCTAATTTAGAACCTACATCTAAATTAAGCAGTTTAGACACAATCTCTTTATGAAATTCTGGAGATTCACTTCGAATATGATAATGCATAGGTTGTGCAGGGTCGCCAAGAATAAATTTAGCAAAAAAGAATATATCCAAATACATTCTTCTCATTAATTCTTCTCGTTCCTGATTCGTGTAGGAAAGTTCCATTATTTACGTTTTTTTAATTTACTTAATCGTGCGTATAATTCTTGTTTTTTCTTTTTCTTCATTTTACTTAACGTAGTTTTCATCCTAGATGAACCATCCGTAAAACGCAGTTGATTAGTTGACAAGTATTTAGGCATCAGCTTTTCCCATTATATAATTTTCATAAACATCTACTTTTTCTGACAACACATCTACTTCTTTTATCATGTCAAGTATCAATGCCGATACCTTTGGCTCTACAAATAGTTCTGCACCATCTACTACAATTATACCAGAGTAGGAAGTATCAATCTCTATCGTACTTGTTGCTTTCGGCACTTTCCGTTTCAATAACACCTTCGATTCCTTTTTCTTTGACAACATGCATTAATCTGCCAATATCTTTATCGGAAAGTTTTTGCCTAGCTTCAGCTAGCAGTTTCTTATCTCCATCTGATATCATAATAATATTTTGTGTCTTCTCTTCCTTTTCTTTTTTTGTATGCCCAAGCAAATCAGATATTCTGTTGAGTGCATTTAATTTTGCATTTGGAGGTGCATCATTAACAAACTCACGATATTGAGTAGCTACCCAATCATCATCCATCCCATGTTCCAGTAATTTTTCACGCATATTCATGCTAATCCTATCAATGATATGTTTTTTTCGTAAAATTCTAACACCTCTTCTAAGCGCTTGTTTGGGATTGTTGTCGCTGAAAGCGTGTGTGTAAGCGTCAACGATTGAGGCTGTGTCGAACTTGTTGTTCTTGTCCATTTGACCATGTTTGGATAAGTAGTCAGCGAACTGTTTTTGGAGTACAGTTGCTGGGATGTTGCGAACATATTGCTTATAAACGAGGTCATCTCCTGTCCAGCATTTTTGTTCTTTGGCATAGATTTTTTTATAATAGGTTGGTGTTTCTCCAAAACCTGTACGAATAAAAGTAATCGGTTTGCGCTTCCCTTTAAGCTTGTTGACACGCTTTCCAGTAACTCTAACCACCATATTATCATGAGTGCGTATCCAATCGCCAATCTCTGCGTTACGCCAGTTTTCGATTGCTTTAATTCCAACAGAGTCTGCTTCATTGACTTCATATATTTCAAACTCCTTACCTTTGCAGGTTGCTTTCAATTTAAAATGGTGTCTTTTCTTCTTTTTCTTCTATCTTGTAGCTAACGTATTCTAAACCACTATTGGCTGTTTTTTTCCAACCTGCTACGCTATATTCTACGTTATTTATTTTAAATGTACCAGTATAATCTGGCTGCGTTTCTTTATTCTTACCTTGATTAGCAAAGATGCTACCAGTCATATCTTTTTGTTCATACGCCATAATGTTTCCTTTCTTATGTGTTTAGGTGATTAAACCTAAGGTTTATAAACTATATAAGTAAACCTTTATTTTATATAAAACTAATATTCTTTTAAATAAACCTTAGGTTTACTGCAAGCAGAGCTACAAAAAGCCATTAGCTTTTGCATAGCTACCCTAATAGGGACCCTAATAGCCACCCTATACGTTTTGTAAAAATAGTAAAAAATTTTTATGGAGGGTACTATATATATAACGGTACCCCTCGGATACCGATTTGCTCCTCTAATATTACGTTGACCTGACTTTTTTCTCGTCAATAAAACAGCTTAAATCGCTCAACTTCGCAACCAATTATATTTTTGCTAGCTCTAGCCTATAATTCACCCTTAATATATACCAGCCGAACAATCGGCAAAAAAACAATAACAAAAAGGAGTGTCAATAATGATACTATTCGACGACAACAAAATAACAATCGATGATAATAACTACACAATCACTATAAAAAATGCTAGCTCTGAAACCCTAGCAATACTTGAGGACTTTGAAAAGGATTTTGGTTTCTCATTAAATGAGCTTCCGAACCTTGATTTGCCCCTCGATTTATATGTTAGGGCATTAGAAGACCAAGTCAACAACCAAATACTTGCTCAGCTATGTGATGAAAACCCTCATTGGGATTGTGAAACCGATGCTTATGATAGGTTCATGTAAATAGATAGTCTAACTATCCTTAAGAAAAACCCTGCGATTAAATTCGTGGGGTTTTTTTTTGCTCAAAATGTACGTTTATAGCCTTTTTTTATTCTAGGTAAGGTCAATATACCCTCCGAGTTAGAAAACCCCATAAAACCCCCAAAACAAGCGTTAAAACAATACACAAATAACCAAGCGCAACCCCATAACCCCCCAAAACAATAATAAACCCCCAAAATTTACCCAAATTCAGCCGAACCCTTACGCATAGGATAAAATACAAATCCTTGGTTTTGGCATAGGTTTTGGCATCGGTTTTGTGCCGAGTATATTTTATTTATTTTTGTTTTTGTTTTATTACGAGGATATCATTAAACCACATTTTTAAGGTTTATATTAAGTATGAATGTAAATGAATACTTAATTAAACCATATAAAAATGAGGTAATATGATAACCATCGAAAACAAAACCATAAAAAATGAACAGGGCGAACCGAATACTTTTATATCGGTAAAGTTGACGGGTGAAGAGTCATTCGCTTTATCTCCTCATAATAAATTTAAAACCAAAAAGAAAGCCAAAAAATTCGTTTCTAGCGTCAATAGAAGGATGAAGCTCAGAGGCAAGCATTACTACATAGCTTCAGCTATGATTGAAAAAGCTAGCAAAGAGAACGAAGCCAATTTAACCGACAAACTAAAAGATAAATTTAACGGAGGTATTTAAGTGAGGAAAAATACACAGCACACAATCAGCATAATGATTGATATGGTATTATTTGTAGCATTGTTTATGCTAGCAAGTAGTTTGATAGGTTTATCAATATACTTATTCAGCAGATTAATTAACCTATTTTAAGGAAAAATATAATGACTTTAACAAGAAATAGATTCTTACGAATCTACAAATTAAAACACGGATATTTAGGAGTTATAAACCTTGGTAATAAAGAACTTCAGTTTGGTTTAAAATTAACAAAACCGAGATACTTTGCTTTAGTTTTAACTAAAAAGTATGGAGAATATAAAACCCTAATAAAAATAGGAGATTTTAATGGCTAAAAATAAAAAAATAATAAAAGAATGCGTTATTTGTAAAGAAGTAATACCTCAGACTATTATCGGTGAATTTATATGGGATGATGGTCATAACGCTGAACCTGTTAAAAAGGGCAGGTGCTGTACTCATTGTAATGATACAGTAGTTATACCGACAAGAATAAGTTTATTGGTTAAATCACAATGACTATTAATTGGAAAAATCATTTTAATAATAAAAAATCTAAATTAAAAAAGAAAAGCCACAGAGTAAACTTCCCTAAAAAGGGAAGGGATTGGCAAAAAGAAAAAAAAGAAAAGGAGAGCAAATAATGAAGGTATTTGTTGAGCATATGATAAACAATAATGGCAATGCTGTTAAAAATCAATTCATAACGCATACAAGTAATAAAAAAATATTTCAAAGTTATGAAACAATAATCGCCACTATTGATGATGATGGTACTGTAACGCTAGATGGTAAATGTTGGAACTATTCAAGAACAACAAGTAAATATAGAAATATGTTCTTAAATGAAACCACGAAAAGCACCGAAGAGAAAATTAAGGATGGAACGTTCAAGCTAGCAAACTTAAACACAACACTATGGTAGGATTATATTTAACATACTTGAATAAATGAAAGTATGATAAATATAACCACAATCCAAAAATCGAAAAACAATAAGCGAAGGAGTATTATATGAACCCTTACACTTTTACCCCTGATGAAGTATCAGGCTTTACCACTAGAGAGCTAAAGCTCAAGTGCATTGAAAAATGTAAAGCCAAAGGTATTAAGTCCTCGTGGGTACAGAGCTGTTCCAATGAGCAGAGAAAAACGTATTTGATAAATGGAATAACCCCTGATGATTACCCTGCTGAATCAACTCCTGAAAATCCTCCTGCTGCGCACCCTGCTAGCACAAGCCCGAACAAAACCCCAAGTGCTATACAAAGTGGTAGTATTGAGGATATGATTGTACAGCACCTTGAGAACAAATTAGAAGACAAGGTGCAGACAAGCGTAAAGGTGATGAAAAATCAAGTAGCGACTGAACTTGAAAAAGCACAGGATACTTTACGACCTCAAAGTATAGAAATCAAAGGCAAACCAACAATTCATTTAGAAGACGATGAAATAAGACATCCTGCATTTGAGGATGTATTCGAAGCGTTATTCTACAAGCAGAATGTATGCTTGGTCGGTCATGCAGGAACAGGTAAAAGCACACTCGTAAAACAGGTCTGGGATGTTCTTGCCGATACAGAAGACTTACAAGCTAGCACAACTTTCCAGTATATTGGATGTTCAGCAGGGTTAAGTGAGGCACAGTTACTCGGTAAGATGGATGCACATGGAAAGTATCATACAGGACTTGCTGTGGATAAGTTTGAAAATGGTGGATTAAATTTATGGGATGAGGCTGATGCTATGGATGGTAATGCAGGACTGATTAGAAATGCTATGCTAGACGGACAAGGATATATAGCTGTACCGAATAGAACAGAAAATCCAATCGCTTGGAAGCATGACAAGTACTATGATGCTAGCTGTATGAATACCTTTGGTGATGGACAAGACTTTACATATAGTGGCAGAGGTCAACAGGATTCAGCTACCCTTGACAGACTAGGAGATACCACCATATTCGTTGATTATGACAAAGGGTTGGAGCTAGCACTTATTGGTGAAGAGGACAAAAGATGGGCAGATATGCTATGGAATCTTAGAGCTAATGCACAAAAAGAACATCTCCACGAACGTATTATAAGCACAAGGAGATTTGCAGATGCTCAGATATGGGCAAAAGCAGGCAAGTCAAGGGAGTGGTTTTTGGACAGAATAACAGTAGCTTGGACTGATGAGGAAAAAGATAAAGTAGCCCTTGAAGGACTTAAACAATCATACGGAGGTTAATGTGAGCAGAAAATACGAAATATTACAATTTGAATCACTTAAAGATATGCAAGCTGAAATAAAGCGTAATGGATGGGAGCATAGCAAAACTGAGCAGAGGTTCAATGATGAATGGACTTATGGAGAGCATTTTGATAATCATGATACTCACATGCTAGCACTTAATCATGGGCGTACTTCACCAAGTCTTATAATCCACTATAAGAAAATTAGAAATATGCTAGAACGTAAATTGAAAGTATCTAAATATGCAGGTCAAGGTCTTTCATGCAAGCGTAAACGTAGATTTACGGATGATGGGGATGAGATAGATATTGACAGATTTCTAGCAAATTCTGATAGTCCTTGGGTAGTAACCAAGCGTAAAAGCAAATCAAGGAACATCAAAATAGCAATTAACTTTGGATTATCTTGTGGTAATAATGAGCAGAGTTTTGCCAAGATTGTAAGTGCAGGAGCGTTCCTAAGTGATTTGCTTACCAAGATGGGATACTCTGTTGAGGTATGGGGAGTTGATGCAAGTGGTTACAGGGGTAGTTTAAAGTTGGATGAGGTATGCACAGCAATAAAGATAAAAGATAGTGGGCAAAAATTAGATGTGCAGCGTGTACTCAGCATAGGACTAACAGGATTGTTTAGAAATTTGATATTTGGTATCCTTGAAAAGAAATGGAAATCAGATAGCACACTTGGGTATCAGGTGCAAATGTGCGATGAGGTAAGGAAAGAACTTGGGTTCAACTATGTTGTCGAGCAAGAGATTGTGAAAGACGAACAGAAGACCTTGGATTTCTTTGAAAAAGCAATATCAGACCTAGTAGAGAAAAGGGATGGTAAAACATGGGAATGGTTATAATATAATTACATTTTGATATGAAATGAAAAATGAATTATATTAAAACACATTACCACAAAGTAGATTAGGAGCTAAAATGACAGACAAAAAACGAAACCTACAAGAAATGGCACTTGATTATGCAAATGACATGACAGTATTTAGCAAATTGGTATGTGCAATTATTGAGCATGCAAGCAAAGACAGGAAAGAGCAAATTCAAATGCTGAATATATTTTATCTCATGTATTCTAGGCAAAGCAAAATGGGTGAAAAAGCAAAAGACGGAGATATACAAGCACAAATGGCTATGCAAAGGATTACAGATAATATGGCTAGGCAGATAGGCATAATCAATGATGATGAGAGTATCATTTTTAAAACTTTAAACGCAGATAGTAGTGGTATGACATGCTCGGCAGAGATTACTTCACGATTTGATAATGATTCAGATGAGAATGAGATGGAAAAAATAATTGCAACTGCATCAGGTCATGCAGAAGCGTAAAAAAAAAGAGGTAAAAAATGACAGAAGATATTTTTAAAACAATTAATGAGGTTGTTGATAAGCAAAATGAATTGCTAAAACAAATAATTGATGAAGTTATTATTAACGCAACTAAAATTAAAAAAATAGAGGAGAAATTAGATGAGCTTTCCAACGACAAGTAAAGATGAACCTTTCATTATAAAAGGAGCAACAGCGCAAGAGATGGAGAATGAAGGTTATTTCATAAATGTAACATCTTATGCACAGCGATTTGGTATTCAACCGATAGTAAGAATAACCCAAGGTGTTGATAGTTTGCTAGCAAAACTTAGCAATGACCATAATCATTGGGATAGTTACCATGATGCACTTGATTCACTAATATCTCTATTTAGAGAAAAGGTAATTGAGTTAAGTGATAATAAACTTAAATACTTTGAATCATGTGGAGATATGATTACGCTTAAATTTCACGAACATAAGATATGGATAGCAAAAGATTATACAAGTGGAGATGCTGTACATATATTTTTACCAAACGAGTATTAAATTAAAGGAGAAAATCATGACTGACAAAGAAAACTCAATCTTACTTCATAACCAATCTCAACATAAAATTTGGCTAGATGAACAAAAACATGCTAGTGTGCATGAAGTTCATTTCAGAACAGATGATTTATCAATTGTGTACCCTATTATTCTTTATGCTAATGGATTAAATAGAGAAAAAGGGGATGATGTATTTTATTGGTGTGGATATGTAGGTGTTCCAGAAAATCATTGTTTATTCTCAGCTAGTTTAGATTGGGGTATGGATGGATTGGAATCTATTTATGGTGTTTGTCATGGTGGTATTACTTTTGCAGGCAGACAGTCATTAATTCCTAATCATAATTTTATTGGATTTGACTGCGCTCATAGTGGAGATTTTATGAAGGATGAACATAAAGACAATAAATATGAATTGTTAAATTTTGTAACAAAGAATAAAGTTTTTGATGATTGTATTAATTTGGTTAAGTTTTTAAGTGGCGAACAAAAACTAGATTTGACTGAAAAAGCAAAAAGTAAATTTATATCTGATAATGAAAACATAATAAAAATAACAAATAAAGGAGAGGATAATGACCAATAAGATAAAACCCCTTACACAAATACAAAAAAAGTATCTCAAAGAGCGTGTTGATGATATAATCAGTTCTTTTAACAATCAAATGGAAAGAGCAGATTCCGATATTAAACCGACTAAGATTGACGAAAAGAAAACGCTATTCAAAGCCTTGAAATCAGGCGACCTCGATTGGATTCACGAGAAAAACATTGCTAGCATGGTAAAAAACAAAGTCAATCAAGGAGATTTTAGCACATACTACTCTCATGGAGTGGGTACTTTAGAGTTAAAATTGATAGACTTGATTGTAGGTGTTGACGAATATGTTGAAGAAAGAAAATACATGGCAGAAAAACAAAGTAAAGCTAAACGAGAATTAAAAAATAAATATCGTTTAAAAGCAGAAACTTTAACAGATAAAGCTATTTTAGAGGGTACAGACATATCAGAACAAATAGACTTGTTTAGAGCAGAGTGTAACGCAGCTGTTGAGGAGTTTGTTCAAGAATGGAGGCATGTAGATACTTGGGAGAAGGAAGGTAAAGAAATAAATATGGCTGATGCTAGTGAAATGATTGCTTAATGAAAAGAGGATGGGGGTGCTAGCAAAAACTACCACCCCCTAGTTCGACATTGAGAAAGGAGAGGATGTGAACTTTGACAGATGTTAGAATTTATATCCATAATTAACAAGTATGCAAAGTATTAATTAAAAAAAACAAATATTTCTTGCATATAATACAATACTTTAATAAATTAAAAGGTAATACGTTATGAAACGCAGTACTAAACTATGCGAATTGAAAGACTTTGAAGAGTTTTCTATTCCAAGTATCAATAGAACAGGAACATTAATTTCCAACGGACTTGGCAGTTCTAAAGTTATTTATAAAAATGTACAGCTCACAGATAAAATGGGCAAGCGTACATCTTGTAGAGATGTAACACAGTACATAGCACCTGAAACTGAGGTAATAACACATGGAAACATTAACAGTAAACTTCAAAAAAGATTCAGTCGGAAAAACAAATAAATTTAAAATAGTAGCTTTTCTTGAAAGAAAAGGAATACCATTTGAATTTAAAACCGATAAAGAAGAACCTGCTCCGAAAAAAATATGTGATAGATGTGGAAGTCTTCTTTATAAAAATCCTGATTGTGATGAATGTATTCGAAATGTTGTTGGAGAAGTATATTACGGAGAATAATTAAGATTAGGCGCAAGATTTTTTCACTTTTCTATAAGGTTTTTATTGTTTCCTTATAGTTTATTCTTGCGCTTTTATTTTTGCACAGTACAAATAAGGAGAAAAGATGAGTAAAAAAGAACGTAAATGGGCAAAGAACGATAAAATGGTAGCTGTATACATTAATGAAAGTATGCATTACCATTTAGATTTGCTAGCTAGAAGAGAATCAAGGTCTTTAAGCTCGCAAATTAAACACATGATACTCCATTACTTCGAGGAAGAAACGGAGTTTAGCAGTAAAGGAACTATCACGATTGCCCCTGATAGTGTTTCTTTAGATTAAACAGATAAACAGAGAAAGGAGTTGTTATGCCTGTTGATATACATGGTAAACAATACGCAACTGTTAACGAAAGAATAATAGAACTTCACAATGATTACAAGGGAAGTTGTTCTATCGTAACAAAAATAGTAGAATCAGATAGTGGAACAGTAAGAGTAAAAGCTACGCTAACACTTGTAGAAATGAGCGAGGGATTGGTTAGCCATAGCAATACTTATACAGGACATGCAGAAGAAGTTATCGGTTCTAGCATGATAAACAAAACTAGCGCACTTGAAAACGCAGAAACTTCGGCAGTTGGTCGAGCGCTTGCTTTTGCAGGGTTCTCAACAGATGCTAGCATAGCGTCAGCAGATGAAGTTGCTAATGCGATAATGAACCAAGGCACCCCTTCCACAAAACAAAATGACAACGTTAGTCAAGTAAACGACAAGCCACCATTTGATGCTTCTCAATACGATGATATTGATTGGAGTGTTGAAAGGGAAAATGAGATTACCTTCGGCAAGCACAAAGGTACAGCATGGAAAGATATTGCTGATGGTTACTTAGCTTGGTTAGCTAGCAAACAAGATGGTAAGAACGCACACTTTGCTGACTTAGAGCAAACATATAGAATGGTTGTTGATTCATCCAAAAAGGAAGAGAAAGACAACTCTAAAGATAAGCTAAGTAGTGAAGCTGAAGAGCTTATTGAGGATTTGTTTAGTGATAGTTAAGAACAAAGAAATTGTTTCACATCCAATTCATTCTACGACAGGAAAGATTGTCGGAGTAGTTATTGGCGATACTTTTCATAAAAGAGTGAACTCAAGTAAACACTTTCTTAAAAAACCACCTGCAATTGCATTTGATGAGCAAAGCATTTTAGATGCTGAACAACTTGGAGCTAGCAAGCTAATGGTACACGACAAAGATACAAAACGTAGATACATGGCAAGTTACAAAGAGTTTGCATTGAATTCTTTTGAGGTAAACAGAGGTTTTGGAAAACAACAAGCTTTACCAATAGCATATTGGCGAGTGCTTGACCCAAAACAAATGACAATGTTTAAATCGTAAAACAATTAGGGGCGATTGCTATTTTAAAACTAGTGGCTTATAATTTAAAGAGGAGTTTAAGTTGTAATGGACTGGTATGAGAAAAAGTAAAATGAGTTGGCGCTCTCGCCCCTAATAATTTGAAAGGAGTTATTTTGTCAAAAGTTGATTTCAAAGATAAAACAGTTAGGAATCTTGTTAAGAAATTAATTAAACGTAGTATGGAGTCTAATAAAAAACACAATAACACAATAGACCAAGTAAAGAAACCAAATATTAAGTGGGTTGAAGAAGCTCTTGAAGAGGCTATGGACTTATGTGTTTACCTACAAAGACTTCATGATAAACTAGATAAGGAAAGTTAGCAATGAAAAGAAAAACATATATGCGTAACAGAGGATTTACAAGTCATAGACTATCAACGCAAAGAGAAGATTTGGCAAATCAATTAATAAAAAAAATTAGAAAAGTTATAAAGAAAGAGGTTGCTAGTGGGAAAGAAACAAAAACAAAAAGGTAATCGCATAGAGCGTAAGATTGTAAGTATGCTAGCAGAGCGCAGCGTAGAATCAAAAAGAACATGGGGTTCCTCTGGTGCTAGCATGGGATTAGATGATGAGGTAGATATTGTCATATCTAAAATTAATAAAAACAAATTAGAGAATGATTTATATTTACAGGTCAAAGGAAGGAAAAAGCTAGCAGATTACATCAAACCGAAAGAAAATGTAATCCAAGCTCAAGTGCTTGTACAAGATAGAGAGCAACCTTTGGTTGTTATTAGCTTTGAAGATTATGTAGAATATATTAAATTGAAAAACGCATGACTAAAAAACAACTTGAAGAAAAACTAGAAAAACAAACCGATGCAAACATTCAAATGAATGAAGCATTGATGTACATATTGAGTATAGTAAAATCTTGGCAGAATAAAAAAATCGGCAACTTGAGAGCAATAAATACAATTAGTAAGATATTTGTAGAAAAGGAGAATAACAATGAAGATAAATCTTGATGATACAATCATGCAATCTAAGTCAATGACAGCAGTTTGTAGGTTATTAGATGAAATGTGTACTGAATTAAGGAGATTATCACGCTCAAATTCAAATCCTGATGAAAACACAAGGGATTTAATATCAAAAGGAAAATACGTTAGTAACATTAACAAGAAAAGATTGTCAACAATAAGAAGATATAAAAGAGCATGAGGTACAATGGTAAAAAACTCCTTTGTGGAGATGATATAACCTTTGTATCAGGAGTAGATAATCAAGGAGAGAAAGAATATTCCTATGGGAAAATTGTTTCTTTTAGTGGAAGAGGAAAAGAATTGTTTGTACACATAAATAAATATGGAAAAAACAAACAATATGTCATAGTAAAACATGAGGATGTAATCAATGTTAGCAAAGAAAAAGGAGAATAAAAGTCCTGCATTTCAATTTTATGCAAGAGATTTTTTAGCTGATATAAATGTTCAGTTAATGACAATGGAAGAGCGAGGTATTTACATAACCTTGCTAGCTTACGCTTGGATTGAGAAAGGAATACCAAGTGATACAAGTAAACTTAAAAGACTGTGTGGAAATCCCAACAACTTTGACGAAATAATAGAAAATGTATTAAACTGTTTTGAAGAGCATAATGGTAGATATTACAATCCAAGAATGGAGTCTATTCGTTCTGAGCAAATAGATAGAAAGCAAAGAATGAGCGATGCAGGGAAAAAAGGTGCAGAGAAAAGATGGAATAATGGGGTAGCCATACAAAAGCCATTAGCTAAAGATAGCTCTGCTACTGCATCTGCTACTGCACTTGCTACTGCTAAAACACCTTATACAGATATAAAAGATTTGTATAATAAAAAATTAGGTAAAATACTACCTAGCATTAATACGTTAACTAATAAAAGGAAGTCCTTAATACGCTCTATATGGAAAGAAAACCCTAATATTGAGTTCTTTGACACATTATATAGTAAAGTGTCTAAAATACCATTTTTAACAGGTGATAATGATAGAGGATGGAAAGCAGACTTTGATTTTGTACACAAGATGGATAAGGTTGTTAAGATTATGGAAGGTGGATATGTAGGTATAGGTACAAAAAAAGAAGATAATGTATTTAAAAGACCTAAAGAATATACATTTACTTGCCCTGAACATAGAGATGTAAAGCGTAAGGGAGAGAGAAATCTATATGTTAGTTGTCCTAAATGTGGTCAGCGCTTAGTAGATGAAGATAAGTTGATAATGGATGATTTTACAAAAAAGGTAATGTAAATTACTTTTTCTAGCAAAGACAAGCAGCGCTGGCAGCTATTTTGCTAGCATATCAGGAGCGACTGCTTCTATAAACTTACCAATAGTTCCTTTTCCACCTGCATTATAATATTTTAACCAATATTCAGCTTGGCTTTCTATATCATCTGATTTAGGTAGGGGCGCAGGTACACGCCTGTATACAAGCCTAGCCATACAAATAGCAAAAGCTAGATTGATAGTAAGAAGTCTTTCACAATCCTGAACAGTAGGAATCTCATCTTTATATTTATCATCTAGCTCACACGCTTCAATGACATCATACCATAATCCTTTACGATATTTAAGATAATTATCAAAGATATCAAAAGCTGTATTTGGTTCTACCTGAAAAAACGAACGAGCTATTTTGCTAGGATATTGCATTAAAGCTCTATATTTTGATTCTACTAACCCCGTGTTAAACACCATTGTGCTAGCTTGTTCATTGTAAAGCCCAACCCTATTTAAAGTATCTTCAATAATTTCTTTCATATCTCTATATAGATATTTCATCTTTTTCTTGCTTTCTTTTATTTTTAAGTTGTCTTTTGTATACTTTAATTGCTTTGTGCTTTTTCCGTCTTTCTTGCTTTCTAGCTTTAGCGTTTCTATTAGGCATTTAAGTAATTTACGCATAGAAAATTAACATTCATACACTTTACCTCTGTAAATTGCACGACCTTCGTATATTCCAATCGTATCAATTTGGAAGTTTTCTTCATCATATTCTACCACACCAAAACCTTGTTGCCAGTTATGTCTAGCACTACCACTCGGCACAATTCCGTCAATTCTAGCAATCGTACCTAAGGAAACAGCTTGATAAATCTTAGGCTTACCCTGTGTCCAAATTGTTTTGTGCGCCATTTCCAATCTGTGTATATGACCAAAGATACAGCTTATTCTAGCATCGTCTAATGCTTTGGTTACTGATTGCCCACTCTTTGCACCTACCTTATGTCCGTGTATGCACACAAGATTATTATTTATATAAAACTCACCACTAGGATAATCTCCAACATACTGAATATCCATATCATGTAAACCTAGCAAATATGGAATAGACATTACGGGAGGAGCTTCGGGTTGATTTGCAGGGCGAATACCGAATGCCTGCATAGTGTTCTTTACTATGTTATCAACCATTCTTTTTTCGTGATTGCCCTCAATATAAATTAATTCATTACAATATCCACGAATCTCTTTTAACCATGACGCTATAAAATCTAAGCTAGCTTGGGTTGTAAATGCAAATTCTGGTGAATGTATAAAGTGCGTAGACCAATCTGGCAAATCTAGCATATCCCCTAATAATATAACACGATTAGGCTTGATATCTTTGATTGCTTTTGTAACGATACTAAACGCACGCAAATCATGCAGGGGTTCCATGTGTCCTGTCTGTATATCACGCTTGTAACCTACCTGCGAATCAGGCACAACTACATCTACGTTATTATTTCTTTTTATTACGGGTTTGGAAGGAAATCGAACCTTTCCAACGCTAGCACCTTGAACTATTGGAAACTCGCATACAACAGGAGTTTTACGCATTAAAGTAGCTCTAGCTTGATAGTTAGTGTGTGTATTCCACACAACTTTACCATCTACTTCTTCTTTAGCAGAAACATCCCATTGATTTACTTTAAACGATGATACCTTCCAGTCACTTTCATCTATATCAAATTTTGCTAGCAAATCTTGCAGCGTAGGAGGTTTCTTTTCTTTAAACCTACCTTCTATTGTAGCGTAATTATTTTCTTCGGTAAAAGAAGATGAAGAAGAATCTTTATTGGAAAAATCTGCATATTTTTTGTTAAAGTTTTTTATAGTTTTATTAGCATTAACATTTCCACTACGGACTTGCCTTCTAACCATACTATAAGTTCGTTTATGACCAAACTCTTGTGTTAAAACTTCAGCAGTTTTTTTGTAGGTTAAGCCTTCCTCAATTAAGTCTTTGGCTCGCTGTCGTTCTTCCCTAGTCCAATGTCTAGGTTTTATCATATTATATTTAGTTATTTACTTTTTTCTTAAACTCTTCGAACCAAACATCATCGAGTTTATTCTTGCTAGATTTAACAAGTTTTTCAAGAATTTGTACAGCAATCTTTTTTAGAACTTTTTCACTTACCATTGTTTTTATACCTGTAAGAACAAAACCTCTAACAAAAGGAATATACAAACCACCACCTATAACAGCGATAGTTCCTAGTACAGTTGTCCAATTACTTTGTATCCAATCCATTATTTCTCCATTCTTTATACTTTAACAATAGTGTCAATATACCAATTAAAACACCAATAATCATACCAAAAAATTGTATTAAAGGAGATAAAAATTCTATCATTGGCAGTATACAGCCTCCAAAGCTTGTTGCGATACCTAATATCGGATGTTTTTGTAAATAAGATTCCATTTTACGCAAATGTTCTATACGATTTAGTTTTGCTAGCTATTTTTTTGGGCTGCTTAGAGTGCTGCTTGCCTTTTTTCTTATCTTTTCTTTTGGCAGCAGTAGTGCTAGCATATTCAGCAGCAGTTAAATTTTTTATAGCTTGTTCTGGTAAGTATCTTTCACCAGTTTTACTAGATTTTTTACCTGATTTTGTACGCCATTTTTGTTTTGTCCACGCCTTAAGACTTCGTTGCGATTTCTTTAAAGCCATTAACGATACCCACCACCTCTAGCTTTATATTTTTTTGCTAGCATTTGAGCTTTTCTAGCTGACCATTGACCAGCAGCGCCACCTTTTGTTCCAGCTTTTATGGCTTCAAAAATTCTTTTGCGCATAGTAGGTTTTGTATAATTACCTGCTTCGTTTACTCTTGATTTATTTTTTTTTCGCATGGGTTTTTTGCACTTTAAATGGAGCCATTAAGCTAGCACCTCTATGAGCTTTAAATTTACCAGTATGCTTCATTAAAGAATATGACGTACCTTTTTTCATCCAATGAAACCCTTTAGGTGCTTTTACTTTTTTAGTAACCATAAGAAACTTTCTTTTTTTTCTTTTTATTTTTAGAAGCAGGTTTTGGTTTAGAATTTTTAGGTTTTTTTCTTTTCATTATTTAACCTATTTATTTTTTTTTCTTTTTTTTCTATCTTTTGCATAACCAGAAATAGCTCCCATAATAGCGCCTCCAACTACACCAGATTGATATTGTTTTCCTCTTCTTACAGTTTTTCCTTTTCCTCCTGTTACTCCTATTGCAGAAGCAGTACCAGCTCCAACTAAAGCACCTTTTAGCATTGACTTAGCTGTTCCTTTTGCTCTTGACAACGTTTTTTGTCTATGAGTCAGATTTCTTTCTGATTGCAAAATTTTATCAGTCGGGTCTTTTTTTGTTTGTTTCTTTTTTGTTTGCATTATTTAGCCTTACTCTTTCTTTTTTGTTTAGAGCCACGACCATTTCCCATTTTAGCTTCTATATAGTTTAATTGGTCAGTAACTTCATCATTTAATTCTTGAAACTTGTCTACCATTACGTTTTTAGCATCAATTAATTTAACAATAATAGCATGTAAATCATCAATTTTTTTGTTTAACTCGTTGGTCATCCATTTAAATGTCATCCAAAGAATACCAGCAGCTAATCCAGCAAAACCAATTTCTGTCCAATTTTCAATCATTTAAATTATTTTTCTTTTTTTGATTCCGTATTTGTTTCTGCGTCTTTTTTAAAAGATGCTGCTAGCCCATCATGAAAAGCTTGTCTACCAAACTGTAATTGTTGCAAGTTAAATTGAGAAGTTGTTATTTTCCTATCTAAATCTTGTATATGTGCTAGCATAACTTTCTGGTCCTGATTTAAATCATCAAAATAATAATCTTTATCTTCTACTGTTACTACTGGTTTTTTTTCATCTACTTTTTTAACCATTATTAACTCCTTATTTTCTTTTTAATCCTAATTTTTGCATTAGGGTTTTATTTTCTTGTTCTAATTGTTCTATATGTGCAGTTTCCATACCTTCAACAGAAGCACTTAAAACAACTATTTTATTTTCTAAATCTTTTAATCTTCTATCTTGCTCTGCAAATTTCATTTGTGCCTGATACCAAGAACCAGTAACAATTGCAACCCCAGCCATTGCCTTTAATAAAAAAGCAATGCTAATATGAATTTCACTATTAGAATTTATACTATTTGCCATTTTTGCACTTACAACAACAACAGCAACAATTATTCTTCATTTTTTGTTTTTGGTTTAGGTTTTGGTTTTTTATTAATAATAATGCTTTTACTATAAACAGGTGTATCTATATGTCTAGTATCCCAATAACGATAGTCATTTGTATTCCAACCTATTGCATATGAATTAGGCATATAACGATATTTAAAAGCTGAAGTATTATAAACTTTTACAACATTACTACTATCACTATAAGTAATAGTTTGATATGGTACAGGCTCTCCTAAATTATCAGAACTTGCTAAAATTAATCCTAATGCAAGCCCACTAATAAATTGTGTCATTGATAAACTCTTTGTACTTGCAAAGAATCTAATTGCAAATGTATTGTTTTTATTAAACTATCTACTTCAAACATTTCTCTTGCTAATTCTTCTCTTGTTTTTCCAATTCTAACATCTTGACAGCTTAATATGCTAACCATAACAGCTAATACAAAACCTAATATTACAAATCCGTGCAATATTTTGCTAGCATCAGCCCATTCATTAAGCTTTTTACGCATTTATTAAAGAGCTTTTAAATCTTTTTCAAGTTGTTCTAAATCAGCTTGTTGAGATTGCAGATAAGCTATTTCATCTTTCAATGTATTAATATCTGTAGTAACAGATGCAATATCTATAGT